AGTTTCGCGCCGACCCCGTTGAGTTCCCTGCCGCCAGGCTGGTACGCCTCGAAGCGCTGCTCGGCAAATTCGGCATGACCCCTGCTGACCGCTCCAAGGTCGGTGGCAAGAAAGAGGCGCCCAAGGGCAACCCCTTCGCGGATCTTTAATGGCATCGAAAACGAAATATCCGCTGATGAAGCTGGCGGAGGACTACGCGCGCGCGGTCGTCGCCGGGAAGATTGTCGCCTGTCGCTGGATCGTTCTGCTGTGCCAGAAGCACCTAGACGATCTCAAGCGGCAGGCCGACGACGGCTACCCGTACCTGTTTGACCCGGCCAAGGGCGAGAAGGTCGCCAAGTTCCTGCAACTGCTGCCGCACACCAAGGGCAAGTGGGCAGGCAAGCGCGAGCTGATCAAGCTCGAACCCTGGCAGCTGTTCTCCGTCTGCGCCCCGTTCGGCTGGCTACGCAAGAAGGACGGCACGCGCCGCTACCGCACGCTGCTGGTCTTCGTCCCTCGCAAGAACGGCAAGAGCATCATTGGCGGCGGCCTGGGCGTCTACATGTTCACCGCTGACAGCGAGTTCGGCGCCGAGGTGTATAGCGGCGCGACTACGGAGAAGCAGGCGTGGGAGGTGTTCCGCCCCGCCAAGCAGATGATTGAACGCACCCCGGAGCTGCGCGAGCACTTCGGCGTAGAGGTTAACGCCTCGAATATGGTTCGCCTTTCGGATGGAAGCCGCTTCGAGCCTGTCATCGGTAAGCCAGGCGACGGCTCGTCCCCATCCTGCGCGATTGTCGACGAATACCACGAACACCAAGATTCGACCCTGTTCGACACGATGGAAACCGGCATGGGCGCGCGCGAGCAGCCTGTGATGCTGGTCATCACGACGGCCGGCTCGAACATTGGCGGGCCTTGCCATCAGCTAGTCCGCGACTCCGAGCGCATGCTCGAAGGTGTGATTGAGCGCCCTGACCTCTGGCCGGCGTTGTTCACGATCGATCCCGGCGATGAGTGGACTAGCGAGGAGGCGCTGCGCAAGGCGAACCCGAACTTCGGCATATCCATCAGCGAGGACTTCTTGCTGGCTCGCCAGCGTGACGCCATGCAGTCGGCCACGAAGCAGGCCACGTTCCGAACCAAGCACCTGAACGAGTGGGTTGGTGCAAAGAACGCCTGGCTGAACATGCTGCGCTGGAAGGAGGCCCCGGCCCGCAAGAGTCTCGCCGAACTGGACGGGCGCCCTTGCTTCATCGGCCTCGACCTCGCCAGCAAGATCGACATTGCCGGCAACGTCCTGCTATTCCCGCCGGTCGAGGGTGACCCGCTCTGGCACGTCCACGGCCGGTACTACCTGCCGGAAGCGCGCGTTATCGAAGAGCTGGACAGCAACACCGCCCGTTACCGCGAGTTCGATGCGCTTGGCCTGCTGACGCTCACTGACGGCGAGGTGATCGAGTTCGAGGTCATCAAAGAGGATCTGCGCGAGTTCGCCGGCCGCTTTGATGTGCAGGCGGTCGCCTATGACCCGTGGCAGGCCACCCAACTTGCTCAGGAAATGGAGCTGGAAGGACTGCCCATGGTTGAGGTGCGCCAGACGGTGCAGAACATCAGCGAGCCGATGAAGGAAGTCGAGGCGCTGGTCCTGCAACGCAAGCTCGCGCACGGCGACTGCCCGGTGCTGACGTGGATGGTTTCCAACGTCGTCGCCAAGCTCGACGTAAAGGACAACATCTACCCGAACAAAGAACGCCCGGAGAACAAAATCGACGGCGTTGTTGGGCTGATTATGGCGCTGAGTCGCGCCATTGCCGGTGCTGACAGCGCCCCGAGCCTATCCGAGCACATCACCAAAAACGGAATCAGGACGCTCTAATGGGCATGATTAACAAGCTGCGCGGCCTGTTCGGCGTCAAGGGCGATCCGGGCTTGATTGACACCAGCGAGAAGCTGGCGGCCGCGCTTGGCTCAGGTTACGAAACGGTCACTGGCCAGCAAGTCACGACCAGTCGCGCCATGCAGATGACAACCGTGTTCGGCTGCGTCCGCGTGCTGGCTGAGTCGGTCGGGATGCTGCCTTGCCGCCTGGTCAAGCAGAATGGGCGAGCAATCGAAACGGCGTCCTCTCACCGGCTCAACTACCTACTGAGCGTTGCGCCAAACGGCTACATGACCAGTCAGGAGTTCTGGGAGCTGCTGATTGCATGCCTGTGCCTGCGCGGCAACTTCTTTGCTTACAAGGTCTATGCCTTGGGTCAGGTTGTCGAGCTGCTACCCATAGATCCTGGCTCGGTTACGCCGAAGCTGAACGATGATTGGACGGTTTCCTACAAGGTCACGTTCCGAAACGGCGAGCAGCGCACCCTCAGCCAGGACGAAATCTGGCATGTGCGCCTGTTTACGCTGGATGGGCTCAACGGCTTGAACCCCATCGCCTATGCCCGCCAAGCCATCGCGCTTGGATTGAGTACCGAAGAGCACGGCAGCCGCCTGTTCACCAACGGCGCCGTTACTTCTGGCGTACTGGCGACCGATCAAGCGCTGACAGATGAAGCGTTCAATCGGCTGAAAACCCAGTTCCACGGCGAGCACATGGGCGTTGCCAACGCCTACAAGCCGATGATTCTGGAAATGGGCCTGAACTGGAAGCCGATCAGCCTCAACGCTGAAGACAGCCAGTTCCTCGAAACCCGCAAGATGCAGCGTGACGAGATCTGCGCGATTTTCCGCGTGCCGCCGCATCTGGTGGCGAGCCTGGAAAAAGCCACGTTCAACAACGTGGAAAACCTCGGCCTCTCCTTCGTGAACTACGCCCTGGTGCCGTATCTGACGCGCATCGAGAACCGCATTCGCGTCGGCCTGCTGAACGACAAGGATCGCGCCAACCACTACGCCAAATTCAATGCCGGGGCGCTGCTGCGCGGCGACCTTAAAGGGCGCTACGAGAGCTACGGCAAGGGTATTCAGTGGGGGATTCTCAGCCCCAACGACTGCCGCGAACTGGAAGACCTCAATCCGCGCGACGGCGGCGACGTTTACCTGACCCCAATGAACATGACGACAGACCCGGAGGCAGCAAATGCTGACCAAGCAACGCCTTGATATGCCGCTGACCATTAAATCGGTCAGCGATACCGGCGAGTTTGAAGGCTATGGCTCCGTGTTCGGAGTCATGGATTCTTACTCGGACATCATTGTGCCTGGCGCCTTTCAGAAGTCGCTGGCCGGCTGGAAAGAGAAGGGCCGCATGCCTGCGCTGCTCTGGCAGCACAACATGAGTGAGCCGATCGGCATCTACACCGAGATGCGCGAGGACGAGACGGGCCTCTACCTGAAAGGCCGGCTGCTGATCGACGATGACCCGCTCGCCAAGCGCGCCCATGCCCACATGAAGGCCGGCAGCCTCTCGGGTCTATCCATCGGCTACGTGCTCAACGACTACGAATACGACAAGACGAAAGACGCCTTCATGCTGAAGGAGGGCGATCTGTGGGAGGTTTCCCTGGTCACCTTCCCAGCGAACGATGAAGCGCGCATTTCGGACGTGAAATCCCTGCTTGAGCGTGGCGAAACGCCCCCGCCGAGCAAGGTCGAGAAGGCCCTTCGAGAGGTTGGGTTTTCCGGCTCCCAAGCCAAAGCCTTCATGGCCAAAGGCTACAGCGCGATCACCCCGCGAGAGGCGGCGGCAGATGAAGCGCTCGAATCCCTGAAAACCCTCATTTCTCGCATTTAAGGAGGCCACATGGCCGTTGAAATCAAAGACGTACAGGAAGTCGCCGAAGCCCTCGGCAAGAAGTTTGACGAATTCAAAAGCACCAACGACAAGCGCGTTGAGGCGCTGGAGTCCGAGAAGGGCAAGCTGGCTGGTCAGGTCGAAACCCTGAACGGCAAACTGTCCGAGCTGGACGAGCTGAAATCCGCGCTCGAAAAGGAGCTGGCCGACGCCAAGCGTCCCGGCGCTGCCGGTAGCAAGTCCGTCTCCGAGCACAAGAATGCCTTCATGCAGTTCGTGCGCAAGGGTAAGGACGACAACCTGGCCGAACTCCAGCAGAAAGCCCTGCAAACCACTGTCGAAGCCGACGGCGGTTACGCGGTGCCGGAAGAACTGGACCGCTCCATCATCGAACTGCTGCGCGACGAGTCGCCCATGCGTTCGATCTGCAACCAGATCACCGTCAGCACGCCTG